AGGAACGTCTGGCCGTTTCGGATGCGCTGATCCGTCTGGTGATGGCAGAGGATACCCAGGATGATATTTCCGCCGTCTTAAAGGCATCCCAGGCAAACGGAAAAAAAGCAGCCGTGAACATGGTGACCGTGGATACAGACGCGATCCAGGATGCGTATGACGCTATGAATCCCCACAGGGGCAGAAAGGAGACGAAGTAAGATGAAAGGACAGGTAATCGGAAAGACCATGCTGCACGGATATGCGGGAAGCTATTCCAGGCAGCCGGATATGGTGGTGGATACCCACCCGCACGGAGGAAAGGCGGATATCCCGTTTGGATTCCCGGTAGCAGCAGGCGCAGACGGGGCAGTTGCTGAATGGGCGGAGACTTCCACAGCAGGGAATTTTGTGGGAGTAGCCGTCCGTGAGATCAAGTCGGCCACGGACTACATGAACCAGAATATGGGCACATACAGGCCCGGAGAAGCCCTTCCCGTGTTAAAACGCGGATGCGTGAACGTGATCTGCCAGAACGGGACACCGGCCGCAGGAAAGGCCGTGTACGTCCGGACAAAGAAAAATGGATCTTTTCCCAATGCGGTGGTGGGCGGATTTGAGGCCGCAGAGGATACTACAAATTCAGTGAAACTCTCAAATGTGCAGTGGAAGGGAACGGCAGACGCAAACGGAGTGGCGGAGCTGCGGATCCTGACCATCCAGAATGCGTAAGGAGGAATCAGAGATGGCATTTAAGAACGTAGGTACTTTTGATCTGGGAAGAGCCGCATCCGGCGCGGCGAGAGGCGGTAATGCGGCTGTGTTCAGCCTGGACGCGGATGGAATCGCATCCGGACAGGCATTTCTGACAT